TGGTTGACGGAAGCCGTGCGAAACAGGTGATAAGAGGAAGCAAAAAAGGGAAAGACACCAAACTTCCAAGTCTGCAATATAGTAAGGAGACAAAAGATTTCAAGGCGTATCACCCTACGTATGCTCTATCAGATAAGGATGTATGGAATATAGTCCAGAGTGAGAAAATTCCCATTTGGAGAGGTTATGAAATGGGGTTTGTACGCTCGGCTTGCTGGTGTTGTCCTTTTCAGTGTGGAGTGCAGGCTTATATGCTCCAGAAACATTATCCCGGTCTGGCCGATGAGATACGTTATTGGGAGAAGCGGTTGGGAAGTGGGTTTTGTGTACGAGGAAAGAAAGTAGATAAATTTGATGATAAGCTCAGAATGGGAAGGAAGAAGCTAAAGGTTGATGACTTTGATGCCATTCGATATTAGAAGTTCCCCTGTGAATCCTGTTCTATCGCAGGAAGGTGAGTTTTTACATAGAAAGGCTTTTTGACAGTTGTGTTCTAGGGCTATTTCTAAAGTCTTTTTAGCCCCCAGGATAAAACGAGATGATACATTGCACCCTGTAACGTCATAAAGAGTAGAATTCTGCTTGTTTTGTAGAGGAGCAGCGGGGCGAGGAACAGGAAGACCTCCTAGTTGTTCAGGACAGACAAAGATTAAGTTGCATTTCTTAGAATACCGAGCAATTTTCGCAGGACTGGGGACAGACCTACCGTGATAGCGGCAAGGCTCTCCAGTAAAGCACAGGGAGAATAAGACGCTTTCTTTGTTCATATTTTACCTCCATTATACATTATAGCACAGAAATGCCATAAAGTCAAGTGGGGTGGGGAGTTGAGGAGATGGACTCTTGGAAATAAAAAGAATGAAATTGGTTGATATAAAGCTTGCTCGTTATAATCCCCGGAAAGATCTCAAGCCAGGCGATCCTGAATATGAGAAGATAAAAAGGAGTATTGACGAATTTGACTGTGTAGAGCCGCTGGTGTGGAATAGGAGAAGCAAGAGACTTATCGGGGGTCACCAAAGGTTGAAAATCCTTAAGGAGAAGGGAATAAAAGAGTTCGAGGTATCGGTGGTTGATTTAGAGGAGCAAAAAGAGAAGGCTCTTAATGTTGCTTTGAATAAGATAGAGGGAGAGTGGGACTTTACCAAGCTGGCGGACCTGATGACGGAGCTGGACGACGGAGAGTTTGACCTGGAGTTGACGGGGTTTGATCTTAAGGAGATTGAGGAGATAATGAACTGGACTCCCAAAGAGGAAAAGCCTTTTGATGCGGCGGCTGAAGCCGAAAAGATAAAAGAGCCGAAGAGCAGACGAGGGGAGATTTACCAGCTAGGCAGGCATAGATTGATGTGCGGGGATGCGACTAACAAGGAAGATGTGGAGAGGCTGATGGGTGGGGAGAAGGGGGATTTATTACTGACTGACCCCCCCTATAATGTTGGAAAAGACTATAAAAATGAAAACTTGTCAGAACCCGAAATGGTAAATTTTTTCAATGGGTGGATGAAAATGGCGGTTAATAGTCTAAAAGACAAAGCGGCAGTTTACGTTTTTGCCGCTAATAGAACTCTTCCGATTATATTATCTTGTTTTTATCAGAATTTCTATTATTCGAGGACAATTTGCTGGTATAAACCTGATGCAATGGGAGTTTATTCGGCTGATTATTTTTTTCAATGGGAGCCGATTTTATATGGCGGGAAGAATGGTTCGCCCCATGTAGAAAAAAGAGGTAAATTTTCCCGTGACCATTGGGAAGTTCCTGTTTTTGAAATAAAGGGCAAGAATACTCCTGAAACGGCTGTGCATCCCACAAGGAAGCCATTGGATGTTATTATTGAGCCGATTAATGTTAATTCGATTAAAGACAATATAGTTATTGACCTGTTTGGCGGCTCAGGCACAACTCTAATAGCCTGCGAGCAAATCAACCGCATCTGCTATATGATGGAAATAGACCCTATTTACTGTGACGTAATCATCAACCGCTGGGAGAAACATACAGGGGAAAAAGCGGAGTTAATAAAGCAATGAAGCTAAATATTCGCCAGATCAAATTCATTGACAATCTTTTCCTGGGTATGAGCTTAGTTAAGGCTTATAGGGAGGCAGGCTATAAGGGAAGAGGTCAATCGGATTATAGCGATAGCTCCCGGTTGCTTAGAAAAGCTAATGTTTTAGCAGAATTGAAAGCCCGCATTGAGACTCACAGGGAAACTGTAAGTGCTCGGCTAATGACGATTACAGACGGAGCTACTAATGCTTATATCAGGATCCTCAAGTTAAAGGCTGGGAATAATCCTGCCTTAATTGAAATTCAAAGGAAAGTGGCCCAAGACTTATTCGACCGGGCGGGCCTGAAGCCGGTGGAGAGAGTGGCACTAGGGGGCGATAAGGAGCTGGAGCCGCTCAGAGTTATAATTGAAAAGGGAAAAGATGGGTGAATGGGAAAGTAGTCCTTCATAAATACCAGGGTAAAGCCATGCTATCACCCGCCCGCTTCATCGGCTTAATAGCCGGGTCAGGCGGCGGTAAAACGTTCTTTGGCCCTATCTGGCTACTCAGGGAGGTCCGCAATCATCCGCAAGACTCGTTCTTTGTCATAGCCCCGACGTTCCCCCTGTTCAACAGGACGACCCTTCCGGAGTTCAGGAGGCGGTTCGACTTCGAGCCCGGGATCAAGGGGACTTATAAGGAGCAAAAAAAGGAGTACCGGCTGGGGAGCGGGGGTATTATCTACTTTGGCTCTGCTGATAGACCGGATAGCCTAGAGGGAGGCCAGGTCAGGGCCGCTTGGGTTGATGAGGCTGGCCAGATTAAACGTGCCTCCTGGGAGGCTATCCAGCGCAGGCTGGGCTTCTATATGGGTCGCGCCCTGCTTACGACAACCCCTTACTCGCTCAACTGGCTCAAGACAGATTTCTATGACCACTGGAAGAAAAGGGATCCGGATTATGATGTGATCCAGTTTAAGTCCATTGATAGCCCTTATTACCCTAAGGATGAGTACAAGCGGGCTAAGAGGACTCTGGACAGCCGTATATTTGAGATGCGCTATGACGCGCTCTTTCGTAAGATGGCTGGGCTGGTATATGCTGAGTTCACGCAGAGGAACATAAAAGAGCCGGTAGGGATCAAATTCAAGCGGGTGATCGCGGGGGTTGATTGGGGATTTTACCCTGATCCGGCGGCGATAATCCTCCACGGGGAGGATGCCCGGGGGAGGGTCTGGGTATTCTACGAATACTACCAGCTACGGAAGACCCCGGATGAGGTCTGCGCCGTCGCCAAGAAGCTGAACAAGGACTACAAAGTGGAGGTCTTCTGGTGCGGCCAGGATGAGCCAGGAAGTATAGAGATGTTTCGCAGGGCTGGACTGAATGCCAAAGCCAATGAAGTGATGTCCGTCGCTGAGGGCCAGGGGGCTGTGACTGATCTTATAAAGAATGACGCATTACTTGTATCAAAGCGCTGTCCCAACTGGCTGGACGAGGTGGAGACGCATTATTATCCGGAGGGGAAGGTCAAGCCGGAGGGCCCCGACCACGCCCTGAGCGCCTCCAGATACGCTATTGTCAATATGAAACAAATAACTGAAAAAAGTAAAGTTTATATAGTGGGGTGATAGAGTATGGCTGGAAAAAAGGAAATTAAAAAAAGTAGGGTTTTTGTGACCACGGATCAGGGCGCGATTTTGCCTTTTTCCGACCTCCAAAAACATGAGATGAAGAAGTCCTCCAAGCAGATCAAGGAGGAAAAAGTCTGGTTGACAGAATCAGGCTTAGCCAGCCGTCCGTTCTCTCCTGAGTCCTTCCTTACCCTTTATGAATCCAACGCGATATTCTGGGCTACTGTCAAGCAGATCGCTACAGACGTGGCTGGGCTGGGCTGGAAACTGGTACTAAAGGAAGGACAAAAAGAGAACGAATCGGAGAAAAAGGTACTGGATATCTTCTTCAACAAGCCCAATCCAACCCTATCTCTGAGGAAGATCTGCGAGCGGGTTATTATTGACTGGGGAGCTATAGGATACTGTGGACTGGAGGTAACCAGGAGCGGGGATAATAAGGTTGACGGACTCTACCATGTGCCTGCTTACACTCTCTGGGTCCACACGGACAAGGAGAAATTCTGTCAGAGACGGATGCTAAAAAAGGTCTGGTTTAAACGGTTCGGCCTAGAGAAGAACTTCCACGTAAAGGAGGGCACGGAGGGGGAATACGAGGAGAAGGACAGGGCCAACGAGCTGATATACCTGTTGAACTACTATCCCCGTAACGATTATTACGGAGTCCCTAATATCCTGCCCGCAGTGGGATCCGTCATCGGACTTATAGGGATCCGGGACTACAATCTCGCCTTCTTCACCAACTACGGAGTGCCAGCCTATTTCGTTCTTCTTTCTGGTAACTGGGATGAAGGTGCTGAGAAGATTATCAGACAACACTTAGAGACTGACGTTAAGGGAGCAGGAAGTAGTCATAAGACTATGGTATTCCAAGCACGCGGGGGGGACACAATTACTTTCAAGCCTCTCTCGGTGGACATTAAAGAGGGCAGTTTCAGGGTCTACCAGCAGGTGCTAAGAGAGGACATCCTGGCTGCTTACTCCATGCCTGCCTACCGCATAGGTATAAATATAGTAGGTAGCCTGGGGGGGACTAACATAGGGGAGTCCACGGTGATATACAACCAGAGCGTGGTTGAGCCTCTGCAGGAGGATCTGGAGGATGTCTTGAATAATAGGATTATAGAGGAGGGTCTGGACTGCCACAGCTACAAATTCAAGTTCAACGACATGGACTTGAGGGACCGGGATGCCGAGGCCAAGAGGAACAACGAGGCGATCCAGCATGGGAAGATGACCCCCAACGAGGCGAGGAACCAGGAGGATTTGGGGGAGACTTACCCTGAGGGGGATAGGTTCTACATGAATGCCAGCCTGATCGAGGTAGGACAGGCTGAGCTGGAGAAGAGGGATAAGGAGCAGATGAAGTTCATGGCCGAGCAGGAGAAGCTGAGCAAGAAAATTAAGAAGATAAAGGAGGGATAGAGTGAGAAACAAGTATGTCAAGGAAAGTAAGGTTGTTAAGGTAGGCTCCGGCGAAATAGTGCTGGAAGTAACCATCAACACAGAGCTTTTAGTTGAGGATCTTGCGGAGGGCTTGACATCAATAATCGTAGAGATGATCAAAGAGTTCAGAGAATTTTTGGAAGTTGTGGTGACCTTTATAGATGCCCTGCCTAAAAGACTTCAGGATGAAATTAGCAAAGGATTAAAGGGGTAGAATGGGATTAATGACAGAGCGAATTGATACGGCTATTTCCGAGTTCTTTGATAAGGTAGACCGCCGGGGCCGTAGAGCTGGCCGTCTACACCGGGCTATGGATAAGGGTGCTGAGTACCTGAGACCCAAGATCAACGAGTGGATGGGGATTATGAGGAGAAAGATCCTCAGTGATCTTACTCATAAGTTTGCTAAGTTTACTAACCTTACTAACTTTGCCAAGGATACAGCCCTAGAGATAACCACTAAGCTGACTGACTGGGAGTGGATCCAGGATAACGGCAGGAGGATACTGAAGCCCGCTCTCCTGACGGTTCTGGGAAAGGGAGCGGATGAGGCATTTATCATCGGGGGAATTGAGGCGCGGTTTGATGTCCTCAACCCCAGAAGCGTGGCCTGGGCTGAGAAGCACTGCGCAAAGCTGGTCAGGGAGGTAACGGATGAGACGAGGGTCGCGATCAGGGATGTTATCAGACGGGGAGTAAAAGAGGGCAAGTCGGTACCGCACATGGCCAAGGAGATCAGGCCGCTGGTGGGTCTGACCTCCAGGCAGTCAATGGCAGTGGCCAATTATGACGAATGGCTGATTATGAACCGCCCGGAGCTGTCAGCCTCAGAGGTGTCAAGGCGGGTGGACGTCTACGCCCGGAGGATGCACCGGAGGCGGGCTAATATGATTAGCCACACGGAATCGGCCTTTGCCGTGGACGAGGGGACGCTACAGGGATATGAGGAGGCGGAGGTTGAAAAGGTGGAGATCCTGCTGGCGGTGGGTGCCTGCGATGACTGCGTGACTCTAGCCCGGAAGAGATACAAACCCAGCGAGGCACACGGGATACTGCCTGCCCATCCAGTCTGTTATGATGATAAAACTGAGGTATATACCGATGAAGGATGGAAATTTTTCAAAGATTTAAATAATAAAGAACAAATCCTAAGTTTAAATCCTGTTACCTTTCAATTAGAATGGTTACCATATGTTCAAAAAATAGAATACCATTATAAAGGAAAATTGTTTTATCTTCATAATAAATGGTTTAGCTTAGTAGCAACACCCGACCATAGCCAATTATTTGGTCGAAGGATAGACCCTAATGATAGGAAAAAAGTTAGATGGGAGATTAAAACCTTAGAAGAAATAGTAGGGTATAAAGAATTTATGCTTCCAAGGACTGCCCGATGGATAGGAATTAGTCCCCAATTTTTAGATATTAATGGACTTAAGTTAGAGACTAAACTGTTTTGTAGATTTATGGGTTACTGGCTTTCAGAAGGATCAGTTACCCAAAGAGCAAAAGAAAAAGGTTGGAACTGGTATCAAATATCTATTGCTCAGAAACTCAAAGGGCTAAATAAAATTTATGAAGATATAAAGTTATTACCAGTAAAACTTGCAAAGGGAAAAAATCATATTACTTGCAATGATAAACGATTAGGAAAGTATTTATTGCAATTCGGTCATTCAGATCAAAAATTTATTCCTCAGGAGATCAAACAACTTTCTCCGGAATTCATTAAAGAGTTTCTATTTGCTTTTAATTTTGGAGATGGTTCTACTAGAAATACAAAATGGCATAGTAAGGAAAAAGATTTTGAAAGTCGGGAATATACATTTTCTACCTCAAGTCCAAAATTGGCAGGAGATTTAGGGGAACTTATTTTAAAAGCCGGTGGCTATCCATCTTATAGAATTAAAAATAACGCAGGGAAAGAGGTTAAGTTTAAAAACGGTGTTTATAAAATTAAATGGGATCAATATATAATATCTTGGAATCACTCTAAAAATGCCTATTTTGGTGATAAAAGAAAAAGATGGCTTATAGATAGTATAGATTACGATGGAATGGTTTATGATGTAGAATTACCGAGAAATCACATTCTCTGGGTTAAACATAATGGAAAAACCTGCTTTAGTGGAAATTGCCGTTGCTGCTGGAGTTCGCTATGAAATCAACAACTTATTTGAAATTGAAATCCGAGCTTATCAATAAAGGAGGATTAATTATGCAAGTACAAGAAAATGATGGTGTTTATCGGAAACCGGAAAAACTAGGGGGGGATCTGGAAGATCGGACTCGAAGGATACAAGAAGTTTTAGAGGAGGAGAACGTAAGAAGAATTCTGATCTTCCCCGGCTATGATGAGAATGGCAGACCGACTGCGGAAATGAGAAGGGCCTGGGGAAGATGGAATAGAACCAAGCAAAGGAACTAAATTGACTGCTAGAGCATACGAGAGAGGTTGGCCTATTATATTTCAAAATGGAGAATGGGTATATGAGGACACGGGTAAGTCAGCAATGGATGACCGTCCTTGCCCTCGGTGCGGCAAGATGGTTGCACCCGAAGGTTATGATGCTTGTCTAGGATATATACCTGGTGCTACGGCAGCATGCTGCGGGCACGGCGTAAGTGAACCATATATTTCCCGAGAGAGTCTATGAATAAATGCAAAAAATGCGGTAGATGTTGCGACCCCATCCGATTAAGCAAGAGGATCATCCCTGATTTAATCCCTGACTCCGCACCGGAGGGGTGGCTTCAGAGGCACTGGCACCTGATCAAAAAAGAGGGCAAGAAGTACCTTTACTCCTGTGATCTTTACGATAAGAGGACGCATTTATGCACGATACATAAAGGCAAACCCAAAGTCTGCAGGAATTATCCTTATATGAGGGAGCATCCTGAGGACTTTGAGAAATACACTTTAAAAGGATGTGGTTACAGATGCGAATAGAGGAAATAACAGAAAATAAACTAAAAAAGGCCGAGAGGAACGAGCTTTATCATCTTAAGTTCAGGTTCCTGCAGATCTGGCGAAAGTTGGTGAAGAGCAATGTTATCAAAAAGTGAGCTCCTGAGTAAATATGAGATTCTAACGGCTGAAATGAAAAAGAGGGAGTTGAAGCTCGGAGAGAATACGCCTCTGGATGTGGCTCTGGGCGTGGCTCTGTTTAAACGGGCTATGCTAGGGATAGACGTTACCCGCCTCAGTGACGTAGTGGTAGTCCCCGATTATATCACCATCGGGGGGGGATTCGTTAAGTCTCCCAGGGATGTAAAGGATCTTGACCTGGTTATGCGCCAGGATGAGGGGGACAGGGATGAAGGGACGGAGCTTAAGATCTCCCGTCTAGTCAAGAAACAGACCGGGAAGGAATGCCGCTTTGTTTATAGCAAGAGTGGACCGCATAGCAATTATATCCCGGCGTTTGATCTAGTGCTGAGGGCTAAGGATACTACTAGGCGGGTTAAGGTTAAAGAGGGCTATGGGAAGGCGACGAAGGAGACGAAGATAATCTGGGTTATCCCGAAGGTCTACATCCCACGTATGGGGGGCTATGCCCACGAGCACAGCAAGAACGAGTTCTCACGGAATATTGTAAAGTGGAGAGCCGATGTCACCAATGAGGAGTACCTTGAGGAGTTCGGCACCCTGCTACATAAGGCCATTAAGGATAAGCTGGGCACCGCCTGGGAGGTCCTAACTTATCCAGGGGAGGTTGATTCCGGGAGGCCGGTTCATCAGCTAGTTAAATGGCTGGCTAAGAAGATGAAGATAATTTATAGATCAATACAGACTCAGAATCCCACAGATTTTAGCGGTAAAAGAGTCCTGATTATAGATGATATAGTAGCCTCGGGTGCGACAGCAAGGAAGGCAGTTAAAAGAGTCCGGGACGGGAATGCCAAAGTGATAGGATTTGCTGCTCTTGGCAGGTCAAAGCCGAAGATGAAGGAAAGATTCTGGCTGGAAAAAGCGGACAAAGAGGGCGCTGAGGAGATCCTGCCCGCACTAAAGGATTACGAGGATCTCCTGCACCATATCCACACTAAGGGGGACGGGGAAGAGGAGATCCACCACTGCCTCATTCTCGACCATATAGCCAATATGTTTGAGCAGGCGCACCTGTGGATTAAGGACGGAAAGATCTATTTGAATGAAAAGGAGATTAAAGAGGGTGTGTTCCACGTAATAAAGGATCTGGAGCCTACCCAGGAAGTCGTCTGGTCGGACAAAGAGGCTGAGGAGAATAAGATAACGGCTAAGAAAATGAAGGTAGGGATGACTCTAAGCCAAAAGGCTAAGGAGTGGTGAAATGATTACTTACCCGGAGTGCTGGTCTTCAATCGGACGGCCTATTGAGGTCGGGGAAATAGAGGAGGCGATTCTTCAAACTCTGCTTGACATTCCCTGTCCTAATCTCTCCCTCTCGGGGGGCTTGGACTCCTCCCTAATGCTGTATTTTATGACTAAGGTTTTTGACAAGGTGTCTGCTTTTACCATTGGTTATCCAGAGACCCATCCCGATATTGAGTATTCTAGATTGGTTGCGAAGAAGTTTAAGAATGTAGCTCACGTGATCTATGTGCCAACTGCCCAGGATATAGCTGAGGAGACGAAGAAAAGGCCAGGGCCGGATGTCGGAGTTAGATTATTTTATAAATTCCTTGCCAAGGGGGGGATTTCCAGGATTATTACCTGTGATGGTGTAGATGAGTATATGGCGGGTTATTATGATCATCAGCAACATCCTGACGAAGAGACTTATTACAAATATATCCGGCGCTTACAGGATGAGCACCTGGAGCAACTCAATAAGAATTCGGGGCATATAAGAGTTTATCTTCCGTATCTGGATGAGGTTATCCTTTACCTATTAGCCCAGATACCTATTAGTGAGAAGGTGGACGGTGAGCATCGCAAGAAGATGATGGTTCAGATGGCCAAAGGTAAGATCCCTGATAAGGTTATAGAGAGATGGAAGTATGGCTTTAACGATGTGTTAGGAATCAAGAAAGCGAGGTTTTAAAAATGAAGATATGGCATAAAATAGAGGATGGAAAAGTTGTCCATGAAATATCTCAACTTGCCAAGAAAGTAGAGATCAGCAAACCCTATCCCAATGAACACGCCTGTAGATTACAAGACCCAAAAAAATATGATACCTGTAGGAGAGGTGAAAGGACTGCTCATAAACCTGAATCGGTAAATGGCAAAAAGTATAATGTTATTTATTGTAAAAAAGGTACTGGGCCAATGGAGCAACAGGCATTTCGGTATCCAAAAGACAAATGGACTGCTGAACAAGCAAAAGCACATTGTAAATTGAATGAAGGCACATTCGAGCCCGCTAGTGATAAGGTAGAAAAAGAGGAGGGAGCGGAGAAGAGCCAAACGCTTACTTTTGGATTCAAGAAAATCGACAAAAAGGAGCACATAGTAGGGGGGATTGTCTATGAGCCAGATAAAAAGGATAGTCAGGGGGATGAGGCTAATGCAAAGGAGATCTGGAAAGCCCTCAAAAACTACATGATTAAAGGGAAATCCATCAAGGTTATGCACAAGGGAAAGGCTAAAAGCGTACCCATAGTTGAGTGCTTCCAGGCTGAGGAGGACACCCATAAGGGGGGGACTGGTCCTGAGCATCTGATCAAGAAGGGTGCCTGGTGGCTGAGCGTGTATCTGGGCGGTGAGCCGGAGATCTGGAAGGATGTCCTGGCCGGTAAACTGAACGGGTTCAGCATGGCTGGGAGAGCAGAGGCTAGCACTTGACATTTGACGGGAATGTTATATAATATAACTGACAATTAGATAAGGCACATTCGTAAAAGTTAAGATTCGCTGGTTCCTTCGGGAAGCCATCGGAGCGGATGCTTAAGCTCTTTAGAATTGCAAAGGGTTTAGGCATCCGCTCTTTTTATTTGATGCAAAAACAGGAGGTGATTATGAATGGGTAGAAAACTGAGGGAGATCGAGGTAGCGGAGATTAGTTTTGTCGATGCTCCTAGCACCCGCAAGAAGTTTCTTATCATCAAAGGAGATGATGGGGTGCAAAAACAGAAGGCCAAAATCCAGATAGAGAGTAATGGAACGGTTAAGGGCACCAAAATAACTGTGAATGGTGAGGAGGTTAAGGACCTGGTAGATTTTAGTTTCTCCTTTTATCAGCCAAGAAGTGGTGATACGGGGGAGCTAGGGAAGAATGTCTCCTGCACTTATTCAAAGGTAACTGAGACCGAGGATGGCTTTAAGCATACAGACCATTTCTATCTATCTAAATCACTGGAGGTGAATAAAGGAATGAAAGAACTAAAGGAATTGCTGAAAGACTATTTAGGGGAGGATTTCTCCGAGGATGAGTTCGAGAAAGCTGCGAAGCTATCCGATAAAGCTATGGACGCTTTAAAGGAAGCTCTGACTACCCTCAATAAGTATAAGGGAGATTTCCCAGATGAGCTTAAAAAGGCGGTGGGGGCTCTGGCCAAGTACGCCGGATACGGGTACCCGACCAAGAAGTCCGAGGGGCCTTATAAGCTCGAAAAAGTGATAGAGGCGCTAGAGAAAGCCCACCTAGAGAAGTCGGGGGCTAAGCTCTCTAAGAGTACCAGAGAGCAGATCCAGAAGGCTATTGATGCTCTTAAGAAACTTCTTGAGCAAGATCTGAAGAAGGAGAATGGAGAGGGAGGAGACGAAGAGATCAAAAAGGAGCTGGGAGAGATCAAAAAGACCCTGGAGGGTCTAGCGAAAAAGGCTGAGGTTGTAAAGGATGAGGATGTCAAAACGTCGCTGGAGACCATAACTAAGAGGCTGGAGGCCATTGAGAAGGCTAAGGGGATCAAAAAGTCGATTGATGGAGATGGCGGCGGTGGAGATAAGGGAAAATGGCCTTCTTTTGAAGGCTTGAATCAGGAATAGACAGACTAAAACCTAACATTTTGATCTGTTTAAAATTAACAAAAGCGAGGTGAACATTAATGCTAACTAACGAAAATTTACTCTCGAAAAAGCGCTTTATGAAAATGAAAGCTCTACCGGATATTGAGCTGACAGCGCAGGAAGCAGACCAGTTTATTGACTACGTTATAGACCAGTCCTTCTGGAACAAAAACGCCCGGATAGTTAAGATGAATAAGAACGAAAAAAACATCCGCTATCTGGGGTACGGTACTGGGAGGTTCTTGAAGCCTGCTGATAAGTTTAGCGTAGCAGACTACAAGAAGGAGTTCTATAGCGGAAAGATAGCTCTGGTCTCTAAAAAGGTGAGAGGGGCAATAGAGATCTTTGATGATGACCTAGAGGACAACATTGAAGGTCAGGCTTTTGCGGATCATCTGATGAAGGTGATCGCGGCTAAGGTCGCCAACGAGTTGGATGAGGCTTTCTTTGTGTCCAATGCGGATTACGCAGATACGGACATAAGGAGTCTCTGGGAGGGATTTAGGTATCTCCTTCTGGCTTACGCTCCAACTGGGGCTGACGACGCTCATCAATTACCCCTGGCAGCCAAGAAGATGAATGCAGCAGCTACCGATGATTTTGAAGTCGCCGGTGGGATCGCCGAGAGATGGGAGAACCCTGCCAGTTCCGGGTTCTATGACTGGGAATTCAAGTTCGGCCAGATGCTAGCAAAGCTCCCTTCTAAGTATAAGGTGAAGGGCCTGGCGAACCTGAGATACTTCTGCAATGACATAATTCTTGCGGATTACGTCAAAGCACTGGCAGCCCGGTCTACGGCTCTGGGAGATAAGGCGATTATTGGCGGCGAACCTCTTACGTACATGACCATCCCCATCACGACCGTTCCACTTATGCCTGCAAACTTTGCAGTGTATAGTGATGGAAAGGAGATGTACGAGGACGAGGCTGGCGAAACCTACAAGTATGCTGATGTTGTCCTGACAAACAAGGATAACTTTATCATCGGCCTGCAGAGGGAGCTGAAGCTGGAGTCCCAGAGAGTCCCTGAGGATGAAGCCCAAAGAGTCTTTTACTCTATGAGGGCTGATCTCAAGGTGGAAAATCCGGAAGCGGCTGTAATCATCTACAACCTGACTCACTCATAAGGAGAGCCAAATGTGGAAGATAATCAACCGTGGAAGCGGTGTTGATTTATATGTTAGGGGCGTGAAGTGCTACCTGGCTCCTAACTCTGTCATCAAGACAGACAATGCTGAGCTGGTAGAGGCGGCGAGGAAAGTTCCCTATGTGCTAGTCGTTGAGGATTTTAGCGGCTTAAATATGGGGAAGCTGAGAATGCTCGCCTCCCAGAGGGGAATTAAGAGTTCTAGCAAATTTACCAAAAAGAAATTACTTGAAAAACTGCAAGCGAGGTGAAAATAAATGAGTAGACAAGATCTTAGTGCTCTTGACAGGGATATAGGACAAGATTGGAGTCGGATTATCCAGGAGGCTTTTAAGCATGGTATAGACTGCGATATAATTCATGGTGGGCTCTTAGTAGGTAGACCCGAGCAGGGTTTATACGAACAAAGCGCTACCGCGAATTATCTAATAGGTACTCGTCGCATCTCTCCAGATGGCCGGGTATATCGCTATGCCAGAGCGACTAATATCGTTAAGGATTGTAAATACGGTTTGAAGTTCTGGGGTCAAATAGGTGATGGAATAACATATACCGCTCCGCTGCAAACTCAGGACATTGGCGATACAACCATTAAAGTTGATGGTGGTAAGGGTGCCGCTGGTGTCGCTGCGGATGAGCTGGTTGGTGGTTATGTTATGATCCATACCCACGGCGACCTTTATCAGCACTTTAGAGGCATTATCGGCAATACCCTGGCTGATGCAAATGGATACGTTACGATTACCCTTGATGCGCCGCTGAAAGTGGCTCTTACTGTTAGCCACGGTGTAGAAGTATTTCCGAATCCGTATGTCAGCGTGCGAACGGCCTCTGCAGGATTAGCGGGAGGTATCCCTAATAAATATTCATCTGTGGCCGGGATGCCAAATGTAAAGACCCTGGTAGCCAATCAGTATCTCTGGATTCAGACGTGGGGTGCAATTTGGATAAATCCGCATGGTAGTTCTTGTAAAGGGGCAGCATCCGATTGTCGAAGATTAGTCTTTGATAGAGAAGGTTCGATATCTTCGCAAGGTGAAACAGTTGCCGGAGCTGTTTATACAGAACAGATTGCTGGTTTTGTTATCAATAGGGGAGATGGTCCGCCTTTGGTCATGTTGCAGATCAGTCCATAGGATGGGAAAGATAACAGGCTTTGGGGGGCTTGAGCCTAATCAAGCCCCGTATGGATATGAAAAATTCTGTGAAGATGG